CATATCTGTGTCAAATGTACCTCTAACATCACAGCCCAGCTTGTAGCAGTAATACTTTAAAGTGCCTGCCTCTAGCGTGGCGCTAAATGTATTTTTTCCACCACAGAAGGGGCAATTACCTCTATAGCGGGGCATGTTAAGCGTAACACCCTCTGCAAACTCTCTATGCTGTCTCCAATTAGTCATCTTTTATACCTCTAGCTGCCAATGCTTTAGCTGCACCGCTTCGCGTGTTCACCTGATAATTTTTAAGTGATGCAATATTCTTATGGCCTGTGACCTGAATGGTTGTCAACAAATCTCCACCGCCTTCCATGATTTCTTTCACGGCTGTCCTTCGCAGATCCATAGCTGTCAGGTGCATTGGTAAGCCTGCTGCAGATAGAACCTCGTTTATCAGAGGATTTACTTCTTCCACATTGTAGGGCGTGTATGACCCTGACCTTGGCTTTACACGAGGCGCAACATAGTCCTGAAATCCCCATTCTTCCTTTTGCTGGCGCAGCATTTTACACAAACTATTAGAGATAGGTAAATGTATCTCTGCATTTCGTTTGCTCTGAGTCAAATCCATTGTGCATTGATCTAGGTCTAGCGTTGACCATTGTAGAAGTCTCATATCCCCTACACGCTGCCCCCAATCATATGCCATGTGGACGATCAGCCCAATGCTGCGCCAACTAAAGTCGCTGTAAGCCATTTCAAGAAACCTGACAATTTGCTCGTTTGTCCAGTATACACGGCGTTGACCAGACGCTACAGTTTTTACTAGAGCCACGGGATCATGGATGAAAACATCGTGACGCATTGCATGTTTCCACGCGCAGCTTAAGCAGGCCTTGCGGTAATTAGCAGTGCGGATCCCCGTGTCGAGCCAAATGTCATAGGCTTGAGTCAAGTGACGTACCTTGATTTTGTTACAGCGATAATCTCCCAACCGTTTACCCTCTACTACAGTCGAGGATACATAAGATAGTTTTCTCTCATAATCCTTTTGTGTGGTAACTGATAGCTTTCTGAAAGACTTTGATTCAAGATAAAAATCAATAACGTCATCCAGAGTGCAATGCGGTTCGGGTATTGTGGTCATTTGCTTTTCCTTTCTTCTCTTAATTTTTCCAGCCAGTGAGTGCAATCATCATGCGGATCATCTGTCATTATCGTAATGGTAATCTAGCTCTTTCTTTGCAAAGTAAATGCACCAGATTAAACCACCTACATATACCACCAGAGCAAACACAGGTATGCCCATTTTTAGAATAGAGGATACCATACGTCACCTTTTTCTATATCTTCTTTTATGTCTCGTGCTTGTACTTTTAAGAAGTCAGCATTATCAAAATCACCCATCCATTCAGCATCATCAATTTCTGATAACAATTTATGATAGTAGTTGTGAATAGGTATAACCATTTCACCTGTTACTCTGCCTTTTTTAAGATAGTTCATACGCTTACCTTTCTTTCTATATTTGTGGTGCAGCTATCAGGCACGTTGTCTGCATACCTGATAGCGTGCTTGGGGTTAGTGAATGCCTTGTAACAAATTAGCTTTTCAGTTAGTTTGTCACGGATATACACTACGTGATACATAAATCACCCTGCAAAATGCCGTACACGGCGATATGATGCCTTGTTGGGCTTCTTTTCAAGATAAATAGTACGTTTACCAAGATGTAAGGCTGTCATACATTTACCCTTCTCAATTTTATAGCCTCGGCTCAATTCTTTACGCTTGCGCGTAAGGCCCTTGATACCTGCAAAGTTGAAACGGAAACCGTCTGTGCGGTCATTAAGGGCTTTAGTAGCGAAACATACAAACATATTTTTTCTCCTAGATGTGTTTGTGATTAGTCTAAACGTGAATCAGCGTAGCAGTCAATGCCATGCTTTTGTAGTACTTCTGCTGCCGCACGAGCGCCTGCCTCTTTGCAGTCTATATTTTGTGCGTAAGTCTTTGAAGGGTTCCATATCTGGTATGCTCTACCAGTGTAGTCCTTCTCTGCGCCCAGCGCTTGGTACACTGTGCGTTCGTAGCGTCCTGCCTTGGTATTCCCCTTATGTTGGGGCATGATGGTTACCCATGCAAAGCCACAGGCCCCCATATCTTCACCGTCATACCAAGCCTTGAGTAGGTCAAAGGCTGCATTGGCTGCGGCCTGTTGATACTCATATCTGATTTCATCAATCAATTCCTGCGTCATCATTTCCATGTCTTTAGTCCTTGTCCAAATAATCTATGTCTACATCTTGCATATATGTTTTCGTTTCTGTCAAACATATTTTGTACTCAGGTGAGGGATATATCCCTTTTAGTTCTCCAATTATCCTTTTGGATCTATCCACACACTCACCATACACTCGAAAATAAAACTCGTAAGCCATCCCTGTATTGTTCCAATTAGGGCCATACGCTTTTGAAACGTTTATTTTATATTTCATCCGAAATTCTCCTTTATCAATAGCGCCATAAATTGCTGCGCTTCCTCTGGTGTTTCAAAGTAACACCTAAACTCTGAGTGGCGCGTTCTATTCCATACGCAATATGATGCGGCATCATCTGAGCGGAACATTGTCATTTCAAACGTCATAGGTGTCTCCCCATTGCGTGATAATACACGGCGTCTGTATAAGGGTTTGCGGTGTGGTCAGAAATCACCTCTTCTGGGTGCCTGTCATACTCCAGCACGATTAGCATTGTGCCTCTGCACAAGCCCTCAGAGCGATCCCAGAAGCGGATATGCGTTAGATCACAGCACATCACTGCCTCGATGATGTCCGTCCAATTTTGACTGGTGTTTAAGCACTCTTCCTCATAGGGATCCACTACATAGAGATCAACCATAGGATCCTCTTTTGCCTTGCTGACAAGGCGGCGCAATAAAGCTTTTACTTCTTTCTCATGTATCATTGTGATACCTCCTTACTATGCTCTCTAAATTCCACAGTGTAGCCGCGTTTTTCCCATCTTTTTGCGGCATATTTCATAGATAGCCCCGCCCTCTCACAATCTCCGTTGTAAGGCCTTGAGGTGAAAATTACTTCACCCCATTGATTAAAAACTAGAATAGAGTAGTCCATCAGTATTTCTCCCCGTTTACAGTTACTTTTGTGGGGCGTTGAATAACGGTCTGTTTTACCCCATTGCGCTCATTATGATATTTAACTTTCGCCATGCATGACACCTTGGCACCAGTGCCCCAAAATGCTGATCCTATATAGATCACAACATTGTCGTCATCATCCCTGCATATGTGCAGGTGCGTTACACCATAAAAGCCTTCAAGCTCTACAATATGCTTGACAGTGATGTCAAATTGCCTGCGCTCTCCGACAGCGCCCACCCATTCGCAGGCCTTGTCGCGTTCTGCCCATTCATTGCGCCGTTGCTCTTCCTGCTGCATACGGTTTCGCACAGCGCTGGTTTGCCCATCCGTGAGGGCACCCCATTGCGCGATGGCGTCTCGCATATCGCCCCAAAAACTGTTGTGGCGGCTGTCATATGCCTTGCTGTAGCAATAGTTTTCTATAGCTGCAGCGTCTGCATTCTCTGCAAACCATGCCTTGCGCCGCGTTTTGCTGGCGTTATCGCGTATGTTGCGCTTGATTGCAGCCTCATAGGCGTCAGAATTATAGATGGATCCGGTCATGATAGTACCCCTTTATCAAAAATCAAAATCAATATAAACGATGGTAGAACCTCGCAGGGCTACATCACGCCCTACATCATCCCAATCATCACAGATGAATTTACGTTCAGGGCGGTAGTATTCGCCCCTCACATAAACTTTTTTCGCGTCAGGTTTACGCTTGAAAAATTCGCCTTTTGGCAAGTCTTTGATTTGAGCAGTCTGCATTTTAAATGCCTCCGATATATAGGGTTTTGGGGTTAGTGAGTAATGAAAACGACAGGCTTTTGAGCCGTCCAGCATAGACCACAGGCACCACAGTCAGGCACCAGCGTTTCCTCGTCTTTCTTGGCATATTTGCCTGTGGCCTTGCTGATTTGCGTAGGGCACAAGAAAGCTTGCTTGGCTTGTACTGCAGCAACGGCGCGTTGATCGTCATAAGAATTAGCAGTCCATGTTGCATCGTCAAAATTACCGGAAAAGCGGATTGCAAAGCGATCGGGGCAAGCATTGCGCAGTGATAGTATGGCTTGGCCTATTTCGCGCTCGTGCTTGTCATCCGCGTTGGGCTGGTTTGCAGTGTATCCATAGATATGCAGGGCAGGAAACTTGCCAAGCCAAGAGGCCCATTTTGCAACATATGACACACTGTAAAAATCGCCTAAAATATGCAGGCGAACCATAAACCCTGCAGGGTGTTTGCGCTGCAATTCTGCCAATTCAGTTTCCAGCATTGCTTCAAGGGCAGGGCCAGCTTGGTATCTATACGCGTACATCATATTGTTACCGTAACACGTTTCCCAATGGGCACATGACCGAGGGCAGGTAGCGCGTTCTTCCAGCGTCAAGGTATAAATCGGGAAGCCTGCAAACTTGCCTTTTGTGATTTTCTTGCCAAGCTTGACGTTTGTAGAGCGCTTGATGAGCAATTCGGTTTTGCCCATTGTTTCGCGGTTCGCTTGCTTGACACGATTGCCGAAAACCGTTTTGGCGTTGGCAATTGCAATCTCTGTTTTTGATAAAGTTTTCATGATGTTTTACCTCTTTTATCATGTGTTAAAACATTGATGCAGCTTTGTTTTATTGCGTGGCGCTTTGCTGAAACAGACTAAAGCGTTTATCCTTTGCAATACTCGCAGGCATAACCTGTAGCGAGAAAGC